TCTCTACGTAAGTCAAGGGCCAACAACGTGGGAACGTATGTTGGGTGGTATCCACAGTACCCCGGAGATCCTTTCGGGAAGTATTTGGGTACAGTCGCTGGTTATCACCAGGACGAGACCTTGAAGGTGACCTGCTATATTAAAGAGAGGCCATCTTACATAGCCGAGCTCGGGCTTACCCAGCCTGAGAACGTGTTATGGGAACTTACGCCATGGAGCTTCGTAGCCGATTGGTTCATACCAATCGGGAATTATCTACAAGCCCGTGGGCTCTCCTCGATTTACCCTGGGACTTACTGTACGTCCCGCAAAGTGAAAGGCAAGAACCACCCTGTGAAGGGTGTGTCGAGCACGAACGGCGCGGGCGACGTGAAGAACTGGGGTGCAGATGGGTTTTATCCCACAACTCGAGGCCACGCTGAGAATTTCTCGTATACGAGAACATATTCCAGCGCACCGACGGTTCCTTTGCCGTCGTTTAAGCCGTTAGCAAAGGCTGCCTCCTGGCAGCATTGCGCTAACGCAGTCGCTCTACTGGTACAGCAATTTGCTGGTAGAGGCGGCCCTGCTCCTGAGGCTAAGTTCGTTAACCTTGTGAAAGCAAGGACGGGCTGGCGCCAGGGGGGTTAAACCCCTTGGTCCTCTAGCTCCCCGGTCGGGGAAGGAGGCATCAACCAAAATCCGGTATTCCGGAAATAAAGGAAACGCATGTCAGCGTTAGCCAACATCACCGTCTTCGACGGTGCAGCAACCCCGGTGTCCCACACGCTAGTGGGAGAGTCCATCGAGCGCCTGCCCGATGGCACGATCTTGGCGAAGTGGAAGGAGTCCCTTGCGGGAATCCCAGACTACGCTCAGGTCCGATGCACCATGAGGAAGCTCAAGCTTCCGAGTGGTGTGTTCCGGGTATCCTGTCGTACCGAAGTTCCAGTAATGGAGTCAGTCGGTACCACCAACGCACTCGGTTATACGTCGCCTCCCAAGGTGGCGTACATCGATACGTTGGACTCGGTGGGATACTACCACGAACGTGGCACTGTGACGGGGCGCCGACTGGCGCGCCAGATCAATGTCAACGTCATGGGCAATGTCTCCACGTCTGTCGCAGCTGCGACGACTGGACCGGCTTCGGAGCTGTTTGATCAGCTTCTGATGCCAACGTAACGCGGGCAACCGTGTTGCGTAAGCCTGGTGAAAACACCAGGGACACTGCCTGGGGGAGATGGATCGAAACCGTCGGCAAAAGACCGCCACGGACTAGAACTGTCCTCCTCGTGACCCTCCTTGTTGGTTTCCAACTCGGAGCTTCCTCCACATTCTCTCTTGGAGATATTTATGCGGAAATTAGCGCATTGGTTGGAAGAGCTTTCCCCATCAGAGTCGGTTGACTTCTATCGGGAACTAGCCATCTCGCACG